TTACCATTACTTTTCAGATACTCCGTTAAATGTTTATTCATCAAACGGTTAGACGAAACCGTTCAGAATTTAAAATAATTAAGCCACAAAGTACGGTCATCTAAAATAACATCATTCATATCTTGTTTTTAATTTAGAATATTCTAATTTATATTGTTTAGCTACTCTCTTTATAAGTTCATGACTATGTATTGCCCTAGCAACTTCTTCACTAATCATTCCTTTTTCTCTTAAATAATAATGTTCTGTTTTTAATTCTCTATCTTTCTTACGGTAATATTGTATTAAAGTTTTTGATTTGACTCCCCATCCTTTATCAGGTCTTTTTAACGAGAAAGTATACAATGGTGTTACAGCTCTTATCTCTTCCAGATCGTAATTAATTGCTAGTACAATATCATTTAAAGAGAATGATGCACCAATGTGTCCCATTCTGTTCTTGTCATATTTCCATCCTCCTGGGTGATTATGAGTTAAAATACAATCTTTTAATTTTTTTGCATCGTTTACACTTAATTGCACATCTGATTGGCTTCCTTTTATCCTAAATATAACATTTGAATTCTTATCAACAGCAACAGCTGTTTCAAAATTTTTATTCATTCGTATTTCATCTTCTATACTTGTTACCTTATCAGTAACTTTTTTATCAAAAGCTGTATCAAGAACTGGTTTATTCACAATCTTTTCCACAGCTTTCTTTGCTCCTGGATATGCTTCCTTGATATACGGATGCGAGTCGCTGAACAGCTTTCCGTCGTCTGCTGGGTTGTTATCCAGTCCGGGAACGGAAGGAACGGGCTTGAAGTCGCCTACTGCGCCGGTGGTGGCCGGTTCGTCGGTCGCTTCGAGCGAGCACTTGCAGTTCCATCTGTCACCAGGGCGATGGCGAGTCCAGAAGGAATGGTTTACCGGAAGAGTTAGTTTTGCTTCCCAGTATTGCTTGTGCGCTATGTCAGGATCGGGCGAAGTGGTAGGCATCCAACGCAGGTTCGGCAATACATCCTTGTATTCCTCGAAGTGCTTCCAGTCGGCCGCCTGATGGGCGCGAAGTATGGCGGTGTCATATTCCGTGCGAAGCCATCGCACTACGTAATGATCCGTAATGTTCTGCACATCGTCAAGCCACTGCTCAAAGGGTTTCAGCTTTCCGTCCTTGTCGATAAGCTGTGCGGCCAGGTCATTCTGCATACGGTGAGTGCGGAATGCAGAGAACACTTCGTTATTGGTGCGAAGCTGTTCAAGGAACAGTTCATCGCCTGTAGGATAGCTGGAAGCAGACAGCCCTTCTACGGTGGCCTCATTGAACAGACGAAGCGTTTCTTCGAACGCATCACGCTGTATGTCGTCGCGCACGTTCATCCCGTTGTAGATGTCGCGCAGCATCTGTGTGAGGGCTTCCTTGCTGAATTCGATACCCTGCTCCAGCTGATTATGAAAACCTCCGCACACGCCGCAGCGTTCACCGTAGAGGTTGTCCATTAAAACGGCAAAGCCCCGTCTTTCTTTTTCGGGGCTACTCCGAAAAAATCGCTCAACCAGTTTCGGAAGTCGGTTCGCGCCCGTTCGTACCAGGCTTTAGACTCGTTATCCATGTTCATGCGTCGGTCTGACTTTCGTTTCGGCTCCGTGTCCTGCGGTTTTTCCATCTGGTTGGCCATCTCCTGCTGTAGCTTGCGGTTGGCTTCTTCCTGCGCCTTGATTTCGGCTTTCTGCTTTTCGTAGTCTTCCGGCTTGTCAATTAGCAGCACTTCGTAGATGTAGTCGTCAGACACGGGCACACCCATGGCCTTCACTTTCTGAATCACGTCTACCTGCTGGTTCGGATTCAGGTTCCGGTTCTTGACGTAGACAAACTCACCGCCTTCCGTGTTTACACCCAGTGCGTTGAATATGTCCGTCATATTGTAGTTCAGCACATCCAGGATAAAGTCGCGGTCGTCGGCCTTCAGCATGTCTTCTTCTTCCTGGTGTACGGTACCCAGTGCCTGTGTGCCGGTGCTCTTGGCATCGGTGGTCAGCGTATTACCCAGCACGCGGACGGATATTTCCGTATTGCAGGCATCCTTGAAGCGTTCGTACAGGTCTACCGTACCGCTTTTGTTGGCACTCTCTATCAGGTTCAGGCTGCTTTCCTTTGGATGGATGTACACGGCGTTGGCTCCCTGACGGCGTGCGTCCTGAATCAGCCGGCTGCGTGCTTCTTCGTCTCCAGCATCGTAGGTGTACTCACGTATGGGCATACCGAATATTTCGCAGAACTGCTTCCAGTTCCCGAAGTTGCTGCGCTTGTATAATACCATCGGAAGAAGTTCGGCCATCATTCCCAGGTCGCGCGGGTTGTCGCCCACAAACAGCATGTTTTCAAAGGCATCTACGGGTATGCCTTCCGTGTCGCTCTGATACTTCAGGATGACACGGCGTACGGGGTCGTAGTGCTTGTAGGGCACATGGTAGTAGTTGATGAATCCGTCATCGCCACGGTAGAACTGGAACAGGCTGTATCCGTAAAACTTTGACATGAGCACTTCCTTCACAAACTTGCGGAACCATGGCGAACGGATTTCCTTGTTCACGTTGTCGTCGGGCTTCCCGTCGCGACGGAACTCGATAGGTATGCGGCTTACACCCACCTTCCGCTTTTCGATGATACCGCCCAGGTGAAGGTCGAGCATGGCCGATTCGTACATGTCATACAAGCGTGTGCGGTTGTAGAAGTCGATGGCTTTGGCTGCGTTGAGCGCACTGATGTAGGACGACATATCGAAGTAGAACAGTTCCGGCATCTGTAGGATGATGTCGGGTTCCACACGGGCGTAGGGTCCGGTGGTATAGGCAGGTGTTATCTGGGTGTATCCGCCTTCTGTGATGCGGCGTTTTTTCTTTGGTCTGGCCATAGTTTAAAAGGGTTTTAAAAGTTGATTAAAAGTAGGAATTCCACGGCCCGTTGCTGGCTATCTGCCAGGGGCTGTTGTCGGTCTGCGTTTCGGCAGGAAGTTCGGGAAGTCCTTCTATGTTGGCTTTAAAGTCGTGCACATCGCGAAGGAACTGCATCGCGTCGTCATACCGTTCCTTCCTTATGTCTGACATCTTGTAAGGGTTGTGCTGGCAGAATATCTCATACACGGCAATGTCAAGGCAGATTTTCAGGATAAGCACGTTCCGTTCTTCGCCTTGTGCGGAGAAGATGGCATCGCAGTCGTATCGGCTGTTCAGCAGGCTGCGCACGGTAGCGATGGCACGGTTTTCGCAGACTTCAATCACGGCACTGCTTCCGGATTCTTCGCGCAGCAGGCTGTCCAGAATGTCACGGTGTATCGTGGCATCGTAGTCGGTAAGTTCTATAAAGTTGTTCATATCACCATGAAAAAGGGTTACTATCTTTGAACTCGCTGTAGCCGATGGTTACACCGGGGTCGAGTTCTTTTATTTTCTCATTGATTATGTTGAAGCATCCTTCTATACAGTCGGGTCCGTCGGCAGGATACGGAAGGGAAAGCTCGAATAGGCTGAACTGTTCGCGCAGTTCCTTCATGTGCGGGTTATCCTTTTCTTCTTCATTAAATACCCACATGCCGTTCCGGTCGATGGGTTCCAGGTTAGCCTCTATACGTGTGGCCTTATCCATTTTGCTGCGTCCGTCTCCCTTGATGTAGAGGTTATCTTTCCGCTGCTCGTTCTGCTCACGGATAAGTGGTTTGAACACCTGCTCAAAGAATGGGTCCTGAAGCGTATTGTTTTCCTGGTAACAGTACACGGTGCACTGGCTTCCGATGTACTTTCGGAGCTGGTAGAACCAGTCGATATACTCCGCATTCGTGACACGTCCTACAAACCCCTTGATGATGTAGAAGGTGCTGCGTATCTTTCCGCACGCCCATACGGCTTTAGTGGAGCTGGCTTTGTTCTTGCTGTTGCTGTAGGCAGGGTCGCCGTAGATTACCACAAACTTGAACTTCTTCAGCGGAGGTACTTTCCCGTAGGGCAGGTTGTGGAAGATGTTTCCTTCCGTCACGGGGTTGTTCATGTATTCACCTTCGTAGGCCGCCTTGCTGATGCTTTTGCGGATTCGCTCTATGGCTTCCTGTGTGTTCTTTTCGGGCCAGTTGCTTTTGCCGTTCTTGTCTACCAGGTTCACTATGTCCCAGTGGTCGGACATGGCACCGGCTCGTGCCACGCAGGTGTCTTTGGCGATGATGTTTCCGCAGAAGATAACCAGTGTTTTCTCAGACACGGAACGCGTAGGATACAGGGCTTTTTCCCACCACTTCCACTTTTTGTTCAGCGTATCGGGGTTACGGCAGTCTACGTCGGTGTCGAAGTCGTCCACCAGCAGCACATCCGGACGAGCCGCACCGTTACGGGTACCACGGGGAGCGTTACCTGCGCCCACGCCTGTAAACGCACATCCGCACTTGCAGACAAACTCCGTGTCGGTCCACTGTCCTATTACAGGCTGGTCACCGTAAAAAGCCTTGATGCGTCCGTTAGATTCAAAGTTAGCCTTATACGGACGCAGCAGCTTTTCCGCGCTGGTTTCGGTAGCACTTGCCAGGATGACGTTTTTCTTTCTTCCGGTCAGTGCCAGATACATCACGCAAAACATCACAATGGTACTCTTTGCGCTCTCACGGCTCCAGCTCAGGACTTCAAACCATTCGTCGTGTTCCAGTATGCGCTTAATGGCCTTAATCTGGAATTTGGCAAAAGGATACTTGGCATACATGGGAAAGAAATACTGTATCCATTCCACGGGGTGAGCCTCCAGATACATTTTCTTCTTGGTTTTCTCCGCTTCCGTCATGTTCACCTCTACGGGCGTGGCACATTCAATGTCGCGGCGGTATTCTTCCCATTCCTTCAGCTTCTGTTTTTCTTCGTAGGTAGCCATATCACTTAATCTGTTCTTTCAGGAACACGTCCCACAGTTTTACATACTCTTTTGCTTTCTCCAGGTCGATGCGGCGAAGGAACTCACCGAAACGCATTCCCACGCTGATGATGTCGCTGATTCCTACATCTGTTTCCATGCTTTTGATGGCGGCTGCCAGCTTTACCATCACGTCGGCTTCTTTCGTATCCGGCTGACGTTTGGCCGGCTCACGCTCCAGAATGGCCATATTCATGTTATTAAGGTGCTGATACATTCTGCTCAGTATCGCCTCGCGTGTCACGGTCATTCCGGCCTTCAGGTTGTCCCAGTTTCCGGCCTTTGCCCATCGGCTGATAGTCTGACGCTGTGCGCCCACCTTCTGCGCTATCTCCTCGTAGGTGTAGCTTCCGAGCAGGTAGATTTCGCGTGCCAGCATCTTTTTCTGTTCACTTTTCAAGTCTGCCATAGTCGATAATTAATTCATTACGGAGCAAATTTCTTGTAATAAGGTGAGAGCGAGAAAGCAGGTTTTCATCATGCCACATTATCGTAGCACGCTGAAAAACAGCTTTCTGTACCTTACGGGGAATTGCGAATTTTGCCACAGAGAAAAAAGCGGAACAATGGATAAGATTTTCAAAAATCAGATACCCGGTGAGGGAACGGTTAGCGTATTGATGTACGGTAATGTAGGAAACGGAGAAAAGGTAGACAGCGGGCGCGTTGTGGCCGAGCTGATGGAGTTGGCTGCTGCATACGGCAAAATCGACGTACACATACATTCCAACGGTGGCGATGTCTTCAGTGGCATTGCCATCTACAATGCGCTGCGCACCGTGGATGCTGATGTGAATATATACATAGACGGGCTGGCTGCCAGCATTGCGGGCATCATCGCACTGTGCGGAAAGCCTCTTTACATGAACAAGTACGCACGCATCATGCTGCACCGTGTTTCTGGCGGTAGCTACGGAAACGCCGACGAACTGCGGAAAGCGGCCGATCTGGCCGAATCGCTCGAAAATGACCTTTCGCGCATGATTGCCAGCCGCTGCAAAATGGATGCGGAAGAAGTGAGGAAGAAGTATTTCGACGGGTCGGAACACTGGATTTCGGCCAGCGAAGCACTGGCGATGGGACTTATTGACGGGATAGTAGACACCGGAGAGGCACTGAGCGAAAACGCTACCAATACGGAAGTATATAACTATTTTATGAACCGGCTCAACGAGCCACAAAAAACAAGAGATATGGCTTTATTCGAAGAATTGAAAAAACGCTCCTCATTCGCCAATATGGCCAATGAAGAAGAAATGCTGAAACACATTACCACCATGGAGAATCAGGCGGCAAAGGTGCCTGCTCTCGAAGCAAGGGTAACAGAACTTACTAACCAGATTGCGGAAAGCAAGAAAACCGCACACCAGGCTTTCTTGAATCAGGCGGTAGCGGAAGGAAAACTGACTAAAGAGCAGGTTCCTGTATTCCTTAATCTGATGATGTCTGACGAAGCCAACACCAGAAAGGCGATTGAAGAAATGCCGAAGAAAGGAACTGTACGCGTAGAAGATATTCTTCAGACAGGAGGCGGCGCAGGAGGAGCAGGAAAGAACGACCTGGTAAACATGAGCTGGGACGAGATTGACAAGGCAGAAAGACTGGCTGAACTGAAAAACCAGTATCCGGAACTGTACAAACAGAAGTATAACGAAAAATTTGGTAAATAACTATGGCTATTCAAAGAGAACTTTGGCAGAACACGATCATCGAAGGTCTGTTTGCCGACAACTCATTTATGAGTAAGGCGGTTAACGACGATATGTACGTTAACATGGGAAAGAAAGTGCATATTCCGAATGCGGGTGCTCCGAGTGCGGTTGAAATTGACCGTTCCAGTCTTCCTGCTGAGGTAAAGACTCGTACCGATGTGGATGTAGAATATTCGCTGAACGAATTGACTACAGACCCTATCCGTATTCCACATGCAGAAACGGTGGAACTTAGCTACAGCAAGCGTAACAGTGTAATCAGTCAGGACCGTTTGCAACTGATTGAAAAAGCGGCTGAACAGATGCTGTACAACTGGGCACCAGACAGCACTCACTTTGTACGTACTTCTGGAACAAAAAAAGTAACGGCACATACTAAGGACGCAACCGGAGAACGTAAGGCGCTTGTAAAAGCTGATGTATTGGATTTGATGACAAAGTTCAATGCTGACAACATTCCCCAGGAAGGACGTTACCTGCTTCTTGATGCCTATATGTATGCACAGTTGCTCGACGACCTGACAGAAGGAGATCAGCGTGCGTTCTTTGCATCGGCCGATGCACAGAGAGGTATTTTGGGACAGCTGTTCTCATTCAATGTGATGCAGCGTTCGCAGGTACTCCGTTATGCAACCGGTGGAACTTTGACAAAGTGGAGTGTTTCAGGCGAAACAAGCGACAACGCAGCCGGTCTGGCATGGCAGACAAACAGCCTGAGCCGTGCACTGGGAGAAGTGAAGATGTTTGACAGCACAGACAACCCGCTGTATTACGGTGACATCTATTCCTTCCTTATTCGTGTGGGTGGAACCATCCGTCGCAACGACAAGAAGGGTGTGTACGCACTGGTACAGGATGCAGCAGGAGAATAGGAGGAACGCGTATGGCATTACCCAAAATCTCCATTAAGTTTCTGACAGGTCAGCTTGGCACGGTAGCCGAAAGCCAAGACGGCCTGCTGGCACTGGTGTGCGGGGGAACAACTGTATCCGAAACATTCAAGCTGAATACCCCCTACACGATTTACCGCCTTACCGGACTGGAAGACCTTGGCGTGACAAAAGAAAACAACGCCGGACTGTATAAGATGGTACAGGAATTCTACCAGGAAGCGGAAGAAGGTACGAAAGTGGTAGTGTATGCGGTGGCCAAGACTTCGAAAATGACCGATCTGTGCGACAAGGACAGCGGACCGTTACGCGGCCTGCTGCAAAGCCAGAAAGGTGAGCTTCGTGCGCTGGTCATTGCTCGCGACCCGGATGCGGAAGAAGTGGAAGCTACGGAAGGACTCGACCCTGACGTGTTTACTGCATTGCCTAAGGCGCAGGCGCTGGCAGAATGGGCTACTACGGAACTCTATGCGCCTATTTTTATCGCACTGGAAGGAAGAAGCTATCAGGATGCGGAATCGCTGAAAGACTTGTCCGACGGGGAAGACAACCGCGTGTGCATCGTGATTGGCGATACAGAGTCGGCCAGTGAAGGTGCGGCTATGGGAATCTTTGCAGGGCGTGTGGCATCCAGCCCCGTGCAGCGTAACATAGGACGTGTGAGAGACGGTTCGCTGTATCCCACCGTGATGTATATCGGTGAGAACACCGTGGAAGACAGCATGGACGATGTAGCTACCATCTACGACAAAGGTTACATTACTCCGCGTATTCATGTGGGCCGTTCCGGCTACTTCTACACTGACGACCGTCTGTGCGTAGATCCTACCGACGACTACGCACATATCGCTCACCGCCGTGTGATTGACAAGGCCTGCCGAATAGCCTACTATACGCTGCTGGATTACTTTCTAGATGAAGTATACGTAAACCAGGACGGAACCATGCAGGCCGGAATCCTGAAAAGCTTGCAGGCAGCAGTAGAAGGTGCCATCAACTCCAGCATGACGGCTAACGGTGAACTGAGTGCGGACACTTCTGCCGGTGAAAGCGGTGCTACCTGCTACATTGATCCGACGCAGAACGTACTGGCTACATCTACCATCAAGATGACGCTGAAGGTGCGTCCGTATGGATACGCAAGACAGATTGATGTAGAACTTGGATTTGATGTACAGACTAACTCATAACGACTATGGACATATTTAACAGTAAAGAATACGAATGGAGCGATATTACGGCCATCGTGGCAGGTCGTCCGGTGACTAAGATTCGCGCTATTTCCTACGTGAAGAAACAGGAAAAGGAAGCGCTGTACGCAAAGGGAAACAAGCCGCACAGCATTCAGCGAGGTAACAAGTCGTACGAAACAAGCCTCACGCTTTTGCAGAGTGAACTGGATGCCATTGAAGCCGCTTCAGGTGGCGATGTGCTGGATGCCTCATTCAATGTGGTTGTTTCCTATGGTAATCCTTCTAAAGGAGATGTGATTAAAACGGACCTGATTGAAGGAAACGAAATCACGGAAGTTCCAAAAGGTATGAACCAGGGCGACAAGTTTTCAGAACATGAGCTTCCTGGAATCGCTCTCAACATCAAGAACAATTATGTATAACCCTTTTTAAACAGTATTTAAAGATGTTTCAATATACAGAAGAACAGCTCAAAGAGTGGAAAGAAAAGCACGGTGAAAACAACGTGTTTGAGATTACGGTAGAAGATAAGAAGTGTGTGCTGCGCAAGCCAAACCGGAAAGACCTTTCGTATGCGCTGGCTGCCAGTTCAGGTGGTAAGGATGCCGTAAAAATGAATGAGGCCCTGCTGAATAACTGCTGGATTGACGGTGACAAGGAGATGAGGGACGATGATGCCTACTTCTTCGCTGTGGCCGAAAAGATTCAGGGAATGATGGAGGCGAAGGAGGCCGAATTAAAAAAGTTGTAGACCGTGCAGACGGTAGTGTAAAAGCCAACTGGATTGGCTATCACAACACGCTGTTGAGGTATTACCTGCATCTGGACCCTGATACGCTGAGCGATGAGCAGTGGGCTGAAACGATTGCCCAGCTGGCCGACATCCGGAAACAAGAAGCTAAAGCCAACAAGTTATGAACATTCTACAATTCCTTATAGACATACGAAGCCGTGACAACGGGGTAATAGGACAAGTTACCCGTATGCAGGAACGTCTGGACGCTGCCGACCGTTCGGCCAACCGCTTATCTACCACGATAGGCGGACGGCTGCGGACGGCTATCATGTCTTTGCCTGGTGCGGAATTCTTCACGAATCCCATTGTAGCACTCACGGCAGGAATTGGCGTGGTGGCAAAACTGGGTATGGATGCCGACAAAACGGCGGTAAGCTTTAATGTACTTACGGGAAGCATGGAGAAAGGTTCGAAACTTCTTGGACAGCTTAACGATTATGCAGATTATAGTATTTATGATCGCCTTGGAATTCAGGAAGCTGCTAAGACCATGCTAGGATTTGGTGTACCATTAGAAAATGTGATGGGTGACCTGAAGATGCTGGGTGATGTGGCCATGGGAGACAAGAACCGTATGTCGCAGCTTGCCCTGGTGTTTGGTCAGGTAGCCTCTGCTGGTAAGCTGCAAGGTCAGGACTTGCTTCAGCTGATTAATGCCGGTTATAACCCTTTGCTTGATATTTCGGCTCTTACAGGGAAATCTATAAGTGTGCTGCGTGATGAGATGTCAAAAGGTAATGTATCGTTCGAGTTGATGAGACAGGCATTTCAGCGTGCAACAAGTGAAGGCGGTAAGTATTATAACATGGCTAATGAAATTGCAAAAACTCCTTATGGTAGGTTGCAGCAACTTGCAGGTGATTTTAATAAAAAGTTGTTGGAAATGTATCAGATTATCCAGCCTGCTCTTATCCCTGCAATGAACGGACTAAATACTATTCTTCAGCTAACTACTCCCATTATCAAAGGAGCTTCTGGCATGGTGGTATGGATTGGTAATAATATGGACTGGCTTTTGAGTATTGTTATTCCTCTTACAGCTGCATGGGCAGGATATAACACTTACATGTTTATCAGCACAGGCATACTGAAAGGGTGGACTATCGCTCAGTGGGCACAGGTTACCGCTTTAATTGCAGCCGAAAAGGCACAAAAGCTGCTGAACATTGCCATGTCAATGAATCCTATAGGACTTATTGTAGCGGGGGTTCTTGCGCTGGCTTCTGCGGTGGTGTACTGCTGGAATAAGTTTGCCGGATTCCGTGCTTTCATTTTTACGGCATGGCAGACTATAAAGGATTTTGGCACAAACCTGAAGCGCTACCTGATTGACCGTTTCTGGGAACTTATCGGTGCTATCGGTTCTGCAGGAAAGGCTCTTGTAAAACTGGTGAAAGGTGATTTTGAAGGCGCATGGGAATCGGCACAGGATACAGCTAAAAAATTCTACGGAGTAGACAGTACGGTGAAGCTGGTCAAGGCTACGCAAAGAACGGCTGCACGTACTTCTATATGGTATGATGACAATCTGAGGCGTGAACAGAGCCGTCAGAAAGCAAAGGAGGCTGCTATATCCGACCCGGAAGCCATGGCGGGCACTTCACCTTCAGGAACAGGCACAAACGGAACACCCGGAACGGTACCTGCATCCGATGGAGGAAAGGCCAACGAAATCACCGCCGGAGGAACCAGGAACACGCAGATAACCGTAAATATTACCAAGTTCTTCGATTACCTGAACGTGACGATGATGGATAAGACCGATACCACCGAAATACAGCGTGTGATACTGGAAGCTATGAATAGAAGTCTGGAAACCGCAATGTCAAGCGCAAGATGAGTGTAAGTAAATTCATATTAGGAAATATTGCCGCACGTACCACGGGGCTGAAAGTGCCTCCTTACTGGCTCTTCAATCAACCGGTAGTAACGCGTCAGGATCCGTCGGGATACGACGAACTGATGATGCTGGGAGAGGCGGAGCTGGAGGATATGGTACGTACCAACGCGCTTGGCGTTCCGATGCGCTTTCCGCTGGAAATATCGCTGGTGGACCAGGAAGACTGGTGGCTGGTTCCTATCGAGCCGCTGATTACGCTGACCGGACGAAACATTATCGTCCGTCGTCAGGTGTCTAAGGGAAAGATAAGGGGTTCCATCAAGGAACGTTGGACGCAGGACGATTACCAGGTGAAGATAGAAGGTGCGCTGATGGACCTGAAGCGTGACGACTATCCGCGTGACGATGTGCAGAAGCTTCGTAACTTCTGCGAGGCTGCCAAACTGAAGGTGCGCTGCCCGCTGTTTGAGATATTCAGCATCAACCAGATTGTAGTAGAAAGTTATGATTTTCCGTTCACGAAGGGCATACAGAACCAGCAGTACACCATCAACGCATACAGCGACGACACATATAAGCTTTTACTGAAGAATAACAACAGGTGACATGTACACGATGGGATATGACATACAGGTAGGTGATTTCCGTCTGGGAATGCTGGATAAGGTGGAAATACATCGCAGCGTGGAGCTGCTGGCAGACACGGCGGTAATCACACTTCCTGCATCGGAATATAACAAGGCGCTGGAGGTGGAAAGCATGATCAAGCGCGGCGACCGTGTGTCGGTGAAGATTGGATACACGGAAACCGGACTGCGTGAGGAGTTTTCCGGCTACCTTCAGCGTATAGGGACCGATAACGGAAGCATTACGCTGGAGTGTGAAGACGACCTTTTCAAGTTCCGTGTGCCTGTTCCGGATGAAGTGCTGAAGAATGTGTCGCTCGATACACTGTTGAAAAAGGTGGTAGATGGCGTAGGCGGAGGATACGAAATTGACTGCGACTATACCTGGAGCTATGAGAAGTTTGTGATACACACCGCTACGGGATACGATGTGCTGAAGAAGGTGCAGGAAGAGTGCGGTGCAGACATCTATCTGCAAGGAAACGTGCTGCACATTCATCCTCCGGCAACGAAAATGGGTGAAGAGGTGTACTACGACTTTTCGCTGAACGTGGAGTCGTGCGACCTGACATACCGACGTGCGGAAGACCGGAAGGTGCGTGTAGTGGTGAAAGCGCTTCTGCCAGACGGAAAGGTGAAGGAATACGAAGTGGGTACTACCGGAGGCGACCGCGTGGAGATACGTTCTGCCAGCAGTGACGATGCGTCGATGAAGCAGCGCGGAGAAACGGAGGTGAAACGTCTTTCCTTCGATGGGTATGACGGAACGATTACCACCTGGATGATTCCCTACTGTGAGCCGGGATACGTGGCCGAGCTTCGCGACCCTGACTATGACTACAAGGACGGACGATACTACGTGCGTGCGGTCACTACGGAATTCAGCCGTGACGGTGGAAAGAGAACGATAGAACTGGGTATTAGATTAAGCTGACAGATATGGACCAATACAGAAGACTGCGTGACAACCTGATGCAGATGATGGGAGCCGGAAAGGAGATTACCATCTGGCAGGGTATTGTAAAGAGTGTGGAAGGAACTACCTGCACGGTAACTTTCGGCACGCTCGATGTGGAGGGTGTAAGGCTGCGTGCTTCGCTCGCTGAGAATGAAAGCCATCTGCTCATAGTTCCCAAGGTGGGCACGGCGGTAGTGGTAGGAAGTCTATCGAATGACCTTTCCCTGCTGGTGGTGCTTGCCGTGGATGAAGTGGAAAGCATTACCATCAACGGAGGGAAGCTGGGAGGACTGATTAACATTGACTCGCTTACACAGAAGATTAACGAACTGGTACGTACGTTCAACAACCACACTCACCAGGTGAGCACTACCGGTTCTGCCACTGCTCAGACGGGAACTGCCGCTGCGGTGGCCTCAAAGGCAAGCGAACTGAATAAAAGTGATTACGAAGATACAAAAGTGACACACTGATGAAAGGGATATTAATAGAAGAAAATTACGACCTGATGATACGTACACAACGTGGCACAGACGGGAAAATCCGTTCGGGCCTGACTGTCGGGAATGTGCTGTATCAGAACCAGGCTCTCATTATCGGGCTGTATAAAGGCGAGATTAAAGAGAATCCGGCTGTAGGCGTAGGAATATCTGACATGCTGCTGGATCATGACCCGCTGGCATGGCGTACGGAGATAAGGGAGCAGCTGGAGATAGACGGACAGAAGGTGAACAAAGTGACGGTGACAAACTCCGGTATCAGCGTGGATGCGACTTATTAATGTGACGAAAAATGAAAACTGAAAGTATGGAAATCATTACAGGAATCAAAAACATGCTGGCTACGCTATTCAGCATCACGCTGGCATACTTCGCACCGGTGAAGGACATGGTGTTTGTCATCTTCTTCATCTTCGCGATTAACTGTCTGGCCGGACTCATTGCCGGCATTGTGGCCAAACACGAGCGTTTCAACAACCGGAAGTTCTTTCACTGCCTGCTGGAGACGTTTGTGTTCTACGTAATCGTGCTGAGCATCTACATTATCGGAGAGAAGATGAAGAACCTGGACGGGGCTTTGCAGTGCATTACAGGCATTGTGTATGCCGTGTGCTACTTCTACGGGGTGAACACCCTGCGGAACATGCGAAAGCTGTTTCCTCACTCCAGGCCGCTGAACTTCATCTACTATGTGCTTAGCTTCGAAGTGGTACGGAAGATACCTTATTTACAACAATTTTTAGATAACGAAAAGAAAGAGGAGGAAACAAAATGACACAGTTACCAAGAGGTTTACGCAACAATAATCCGGGGAATATCCGGATGAGTAAAGATAAATGGAAGGGACTTCGCCAGGAACAGACGGACGGAACATTCTTCCAGTTCATCGCTCCCATGTGGGGTTATCGCGCACTGATCCGCACGCTTCAGAACTACCACCGTCTTCACGGATGCCGTACAATCGCGGACTACATCAACCGGTGGGCACCCGCTACGGAGAATCACACATCGGGCTACATTTCAGCCGTGTGCCGTGAAATGCAGGTGCCTACCACATTCGAACCCGATGTGAACGACCAGGCGACGATGTGTGCTTTTGCTTCTGCTATCAGCCTAGTGGAAAACGGTATTCCTGCTGTGCAGCAGGATGTGCTGGATGGATGGAAAGCTTTGTAGAACTTTAAAAAGAATCAATATGGAAACAATCTTTGGAATCATATCGGCGTTGATTTTCGCCATTTATACCGCAGTGGTAATCTACAAGACAGGCGGTATTCCTTATTCAATCTCAGAGACCTATTACCGGCTGGAGCACCCGAAATGGTTTTCCGTCTGCCTGGGGCTTAACGGATTTACCTTCTTCGTGTCAGCAGTAGGACGCACGCCTGAAAACATTCAGTTCCTCGTGTTCCTGGCATTAATAGGAATGATAATCATTACGCTTTCACCCCGATTCAAGGAACGAACGGAAGGCATTATCCATTATTGCGGTACCGCACTTCTGCTGATCAGTACGCAGGCGTGGGTGGCATGTACGAATCCCTGGCTCCTGATTACCTGGCTTCTTCCGATAGTCTACATCGTGCGGCACGTGATGGCCGATAACATGCAGTCGGATTTGTGGACTAAGATAGTATATGCAAGGCCCGCGTTCTGGCTGGAGATAACCGGATTCATTATCATATTTATTAACCTGATACTGTTATGATGGAAAGACTACTCGATAAGGCATACAAGTGGATGGAAAGCTTTCTGCTGCTTGTAGCCCTGGCACTGATGCTGACAGCCTGCAAGTCGCAGCCTCCCATGAAGCTGGATACCACCACCGACAAGCAGACGGATACGAAGACCGACACGCAGGTATCGGACAGCATCTATCAGCATACGCAGGAGATGATTCAAGAACTTTCCTCCAGCTGGTGGAAGAAGCTGGAGGAAGTTACGGCAAGCTGGGAACGCACGGAGTATTCACCGCCTGATTCTACCGGAAAGCAATATCCTACCAGCGTAACGACGGGGTCTGTAAACAGCAGCACACATGAAGAGAGAAGGGATACCTCGCAGACCGATACGAAGATAGAAACCATGTCTGCCGAGATAACCCATATTAACAGCAGGATGGACCGGATAGAGCAGGAAGTATCGACGGTGAAAGCGGAACGCAAGGAGTCCAAGCCATGGTACACTACGGCAATCATCTGGGCAGGCGCGATACTGATACTCATAAGGATAATGTGGAGGACAAAGACATGAACGTGACGGTGCTACCTAATCAGACACTTCTTGACATCGCCATACAGGAATATGGAGACCTCGCAGGGGTCTTCATCCTGGCACGCGAGAACGACATAAGCCCCACGGAAAAACTTACGCCCGGCATGACGGTCAGTGTGCCGGACGTAGTTATAAACCGGGAGATGCAGGAATACTGCAAGGCTAACAATGTGTCGCCCGCCACCTCCGAAACATCCGACAGCGAGGTGCGGCTGAAGATATTCACGGAACAATTCACCAAAGAATTTGTGTAGTTATGGCAAGAACAATCGCAGAAATCAAAAAGACGATGACCGACCGCTTTATGGAGGACAACACCTTGCGCGAAGCGTATGGCATCACGGGAGAAGATGCCACATGGGACAACACCTTCAGCACCGTATCCATCGAGAATATTCTTATCTACATCGTGGCTGCCTGCGCCTATGCCCTGGAAGTCATGTTTGATGCCCACAAGCAGGACGTAGACGAACGCATTGCACAGAGCATCGTTCCTACCGTCCGCTGGTATCACGCCCAGGCACTCGCATTCCAGTACGGAGACGCACTGGAGTATGACGAACAGACGCACGCTTTCCGTTATCCGGTGGCTGACACGGCCAAGCAGGTGGTAAAATACTGTGCCGTACAGGATGCTGGCAACACGATACAGATACTTGTATCCGGTCAGGAAAACAATCTTCCCACACCGCTTTCGGAAGACGTTCTAACGGCGTTTAAAAGCTATATGAACAGCGTTAAAATAGCAGGTGTATTCCTCAGCATACGCAGTCTTCCGGCCGACAAAATCAAGATAGCCGTAAAGGTGTACTACGACCCTCAGATACTTACCTCAGACGGCACACGCATAGACGGTGGAGGAAAACCCGTAGAGGATGCAATTAACGCCTATCTGTCCGGAATCGTGTACGGAGGAACATTCAACAAGACCAAGTGCGTAGACGCGATACAGAACGTGCAGGGAGTGACCGACGTGGAACTGGGTACCGTGCAGACAAAGACAAGCACCGGCTCGTATACGGTGGTGACTGGTAACAACTATACGGCAGAGTCCGGCTGCTTCATTGCAGAAGATCTATCTAATACAGTAAGCTATGTGGTACAAAATTGACATATTCAAATTTGCGTTTCTTCTTCTTCCTCCTCCTCTCAGGAAGAAGAAGATGTTTGCGTTTCTGAAGGTGCTCACGCTTCCCATATCGTACCTTCACGATGAACTGATGAAGTATCGTGATCTGTGCGACAGCCGGCTGAGCGTGAACGGCCAGGTAATCTACATCGAGAAGGCACTGAATGATTACTTCCTGTTGCAGAATAAGGATATTTATATCACTGATATAACAGGATTATACCGTTCTGTTTATCTGCGTAATGAGTCTCCTAGCTGTTACTTCTATTATAAAGGTTCTCAGAAGCATACTTATCTGCAAAATGGAACAGAGAACGGGCAGCTTAAATTCATAGTAAACGTGCCTTCTTACCTGAAAGACAGAATAGAAGAGATAAAAAATATAGTAGAATATAACAAGCCCGCAGGACGGGTTTATACAATAAACATTTACGATTATGAATGATTACTTAGTGACTTACGACGGCGGACAAGATGTATGGGCAGACGACTTGTCATTTATGCAGAACAGCCTTAAAATCATGATTGATACAGCGGTCCGCACATACGGTGACAACTGCATATTGTGGGGCTGCCTTGACAGTGGAAAGGAGAATGTAGTGGAAGGTGGCGTGGTTATATCAGGTAAGCTGTACCAGGTTCCTGCGCTGGGAGCCATCGGAAGTAACAAACTTTGTTTCCGTGAAGTGCTTTCGGATGAAAGAACATTCGAAAACCAGCAGGTTCACAAGGTGAAAAAGCATTATGAAGCATATCTGAGTGATGATACCGGAGGAGCGGTGGTCTGGATTGATCTTATAACAGCTAAACGTATATATGATTCTGCCGGTACTTTGGTTGATTACAATAAATCATCTAAAGGAGATGTTGAAAGCGGGGATACTGTAGAACAGGCATTTTCTAAAGTGGAAAACAAAATTGATGCGCTTTTTGGCGAAAATCTTTACACTGAATTGAGTTATAATAGCGTATCTGATGCAACTACGTTAATGGAATCTCTTCAAAGATACAGAAGTGTTAAAATTAATATAGGTTCCTCAGCTACAGACATAAAAGCTTTTTATTCAGTGTTCTCACCAGCTTCTTCACCTATATCTGCCTCTATTAACCAAAATGTAGGAGGATTTAGTTTCCTTCTATCACTACATTTTGTCGGTAAAGAAGAAGAAGATACTTACATGTATGGATTATGTATATCCTGCTATCGAACAGCACACGGTGGACTCGGATATTTCAAACTGAGCAAAAGCGGCTTATTTTTAACTTCAATGAATCAATCTTACCTCACAGTATAATCTTATGACAGCAACAGATTTAAAAAAACGCGCCATCTCGCTCGCAGAAAAGACAAAGATAGACTCAGTAACGCCGGAAGAAGTCGGCCAGCTGAGCAACGACATAGTAGAATACATCGAGAATGTGGAGATTAACGGAAGCTCACTGGGAATCCGCAAAACCTACACATCCGTGTCAGCCATGGAAGCAGACTCCACCGCACCGAAGGACGACAAAGGCGTCCTTCTCCGTCGCGGCATGCTGGTGAACATCTACAACCAGTCAGACCCAGACTCCGCAGATAACGGAAAGGTATTCAGCTTCCAAAACCCCGGATGGGCTTTCCGCGGAACAGTAGATGCCGGGTATGCAACCAAGGAAGAACTTACCGAGCTAGATGAAAAAGTAAATATAATTGAAGGAATAGCTATAACAGGAGAAAAAGAATATTCTCATATCAATGTAGATATTAATTCAGATGACGGAACTGTATGGTATAATAACAGAGCGTATCCAGAAGTAAGTAATGTATCTGGAATAAAGATAAATGCTAGAAATGCAGGAACTATAGAACTCGGTATCTTTAACAAAAATGAGAAAACGATGAATATTGTTGACTCTGTAGATGTTAAAAAAGGTATCGGAGAGTATTTCTTTAATCAAACACACACTGTAGATATAAGTAATGAGTGCTTTTATATTCAAAATGCTTCAGGTTATTATATATTATCTCACGTTTCTTCAGATGAATATTTCCCATACATATCAAGTGGTTTAATACAAAATAATGTTGGAAAAGGTGATATTCTTATACAATTGATCACAATACCTAATTTGAAAAATGAAATTCAACAAATTAGACACGAACTGGATTATGTGAAAAATGAAACAGAAAAAATTCAGGTTATTGAAGACGATATTACAGATATTTCCTATGCAACGAATTCAGGAATTACAGAAAGCGGTAAGTGCGGAAATTTTGATATTTCATCAAAAAAAATACTGGAAGGCACAAACAGATTTTACAAAAAAATATCACTTCTTAAGTCAAAAACACTTGGAATAGATGCATCAAATAGCAGTTCATATAAGGTGGTTGTTTTTTATCAAGAAGATAAATTTGTATTCTTTTTAGAATTAGCATCAGAAAATGAAGTTAACATTGAACCTATTGTCAACATATTAAATGCAGACAGGGCAGTAATAATAACCAAGAATGAGCTTTCTGATGAGATGATTAGTTTGTCAGGTAACATAATGAATCCTTCTGTCTCAGAAATAGAAAGCGGTAATTTATGGACTGAAAATAACGCCATAATAAAAGGTTCTAAAAAAGACAATATATTTGGTATTCTTTCTGTTCCATCGTATAGTTCTATATTTCTTGTTCCAGTAAGACGCAATTCCACATATTATCATACAGCATACATGCATTGGAGTCTTTATGACAAAGAAGGTAACTTCGTTTCAAAAAGTTATGGAGATAAATCTGTTGATATCGAAACAGGTGAAGCTGATTATGCTTTGGTGGATAGACCAACGACAGTTCCTGTAATTATCTCGCTTGATTCAGAACTGGCTAAATCTGATGTGGATGTTCCGTACTATCTATCTACCATGATTTCATCCTCGTTATATAATACTCCATACAAATCTCTATCAATGCAAAGCCTTATCGAACTTCTTAAAGGATATATTACAGATAAATATACAGGAAAATCGGTATTCTTTGTCGGTAATAGTTATGCAGCAGGAGTTAATGCATTAGAATTTAAAGGGTATCCGAATGACTTTGCATACAGGCACCCTCTAGCCAATACTCAATACGGAGCTTCTTATGTATGGAGTGGAAGAACAATATCTACATTAACAGGTAGTTGTATATTAAGCTCAGTTTTAAAGATTTGCAGCGAAAACGGGTACATAAAAACACCTTTAAATTATCCTTTAACTGAGAAAACAGATTTGCAATATGCAAAAAGCATTTTATTTGAGGATATAACCGAGATTGACAGAATTATTGGAAGGAAAAAAGCTGGTACTGTTATAGTATATTCTGTGAATAAAGTAACATTTGAAAAAACCAAACTGAAAAGAATATCCATGCAGGCAGATGTGACAGAATATACATTTAGAGAAAAAATTGTAGCAAAAGAGGATGAATGTATAGGGATTGAATTTTCTGCAACTTTTGCGTATAAATCGGATGGAAACACATTTAAAGCTATGGATGGTAGTGTAATTAATGGTTCGCCATTGGTACAAGTGTGTTGTAACAGATGTGATTACCTTATAATGTCTGGTGGACTTAATGACATGTATCAAAGAGGAGAAGACTTTGAGACACAGGTCCCGTTTGGTACACTATTGGACGCAGATGATTACACTACAGATGATTTTGATGATAGAACTTTCTGTGGAGCTTTAGAACACATGGTTCGCGAAGCTGTGTTCAAACTACCTGCTACAAAATTAGGATTTCTAATTATGCCACAGCCTGGAGACGAAACTTGGAATAATCAGTATGCAAAGGCAATCAGAGAAGTATGTAACAAGTATGGAGTACCATATCTTGATATGGGTAATCTTAAACGGATGAAAATTGTATCATTAGATTCAGAAGCCTCGCGTGAATTTTGGTGTACTAATGTAGATGGTACATTAAACTATCATCCGTCTGCGATTGGTTATAATGTCATGATGAACGATGCTATCAATACATTTATTGACAGTTTGTAGAATAACTCGGTAACTTTTTGTATAACAATTTAAACGTAAAAAGTCATGAAAGCTTTAGACAATTTAATCGGTAAATTGGGGAATGACAAAGTTCTCCACTTCCTTGGCGGTGGATTTATCTGCTCATTCATTTCGTTCGTTGTGATTTTGCAGGAAAGCGGTTTGAACCCGTTGGAGAAGGTATCATCCGTATTAATCGGAACAGTATTTGTTTTGATTCTGTCAGTGCTTAAAGAGATTATCGCTGACGATAAGGCCGACTGGTACGATGTACTTGCATCTTTCCTTGGATGCGTTCCTATCTTTGTTGCTGTCGCAATAGGTACCTGGTTTAATCAATAGAATTCTAATTGAGGTGGGTAAATCCCACCTCTAAAATAAATTAATATTATGTGCAAAACACAACTATTCAACACGGTATTGCAACTTGTAGCAAAAGAAACGGAAATACCAGAATGTCTTATCACTTCACATTCACGTGCTACAGAAGTTGTTGATGCAAAAAGTATTCTTGTCAAGATATTAGCTGAGAATGGAATGTATCCTGTACAAATATCACAATATATGCATCTCACTCCATCATGTGTACGTAATCTTTTGACGAATTATGAACGAAGAAAGAACAATAATCACTTAATCGAAACAATGTCGCAACATGTTCGAAAGTCTATCGAAAATAATTTAAAGTGATTGAGAAAAAGGTAGAATACCTTTGTCCATGTCAGTTACAGGCACATGTTTAACTCTTAATTTTAAAAAATCATGGCAGCAGAAATCTCAGATTTGTTAGCATTGCAGGCCGTAATGAACGGTCAGCAAAGACATGGACACAGTGGACAGCGTGTTACAGCAACCACACTTGCAGGCGCAGCACTTGCAGCAGTTGTAATTGGTATTCCACTTGTAGCAATGTATGGTAAGGCAAGCGCAGGACGCGCAGCCGCAATCGCAGAAGGTAACCAGCGTGACATTGACCGTCTGGCTCAATACCAGATGGCTGAGCAGGAACGTCAGCACTCAATTAATCTGGCCGGAACCAAAACAATCGTAGATGTAGCAACCGGTGGAGCTACAGCAGGAGCTACAGCTTCAGCTACTTCTAGTTCTACATTGGAAGCATTGCTGGCTCTTATTTCCGGAAATACAGCTTCACGCAATGGACAAGTATGTCCGCAGCCTGTAGCATTGTACACTCCGGCACAGCCAGTGTGCGGATGCGGAGGATGTGGCTGTAACGGCTAACACAATCTAATTTTCACGGGGAGATTGTAAAAAGCAATCTCCCCTAAAATTTTAAGCCTATGATTTTTGCTAAGAAAAAGATAACAATGGATGACCTTAAAGAGTTAAAACCAACATCTAAACTTTCACTGAAAATGTCATGTATGGCTCTTGCGGATGGAGACGTAGATCAGGCAAAGAAAATATACGACTTCTTCGCAGACGACATGAACCTTCCTGATATGGACCCGGCTGTCCCATCAACATTTTCTCAAGTAACAGATACGATAGGAACCGCATTTGGATGGTTCAAGGAAAATCAGGGAGAAATTATGAATGTAATCAGTATCGTACAAGCATTACGAGGAAAAGCTACTGTAGCGACAACTACAGCAGAAGCGGCATCCGCGGCAGCTACTATTCCACCGTTACCAACTGAATAATAAAACAATATGCAACCTTACAAAATTGATTTTTACATCTACGCTGAATCGCAAGAAGAGATTGAAGAATGTCGCCAGGCGATTCATAAGTTTATTGAAGAGAACCGTTCAGAAGGCCGTGCAGTGACGGCCAAAAAACTTAGCACGGCGTTGTCCAGATGGAAGGACAACATGCTTGTAAAAATGGGTATTATCAACTTTTTAAAGTAAAGCAAAAAAATGGAAGCAAAAAAAGGATGTGACCGGAACTGCTCTACTTGCAGTCGGGAAAATCAGTCTTTCTGTGCAGTTCAGATAGCGCTCCGTAATCAGGACTCAATGGCACAGGTTATTGAAGGGATTAAAACTATCGCCTCTGTATTGCAACAGATGTTGCCTTCACAGGCTCCTCTTATATCACCGAATCCGGGCGGTGAATCAAAAGACCCGGAAGTTACGTCACAATCTTAATGCAGTTTTTTTATGAGTTGTACAAAAAAGGGAATCACGAAGTTTTTGAGCCTCGTCCCCGTGGTAGTTAGCGCCACGCCTTCGGTAACTTCACAGCAGTATATGTTGCTTCTTAAGCACATCTTGTGTAACGGTCCTGTCTGCATGAATGGAACTTACCCTACTACAGCTAATGTAGCATTTGCAACAGGAACTCCTGTTCTTGTAGGTAACAACACTTATTCAGTTCCGGTAACTGTTACAGGAACCATTAACTATCTTCCTTACAATCCTCGTTGTTGCTGCCAGTGCCCTAAAAGTGAGCCATTTGCAATTACGATTAATGTTCCGGTATACAGTACGACTGGTGCTCCAACTTCTAATGTTGCTGCATCTACAATGGCCGCAAGTCCGATTAACAACAACAACTGTTGCTTGACTTCTGACCAGATGCTGCTTCAGACGACTATTGCAATCACTTCTACAGTACCTGCTTAATTCTTATCACTATGTACACATACGATATGTTTTTAAGCAAAGCTCGTGAAGATGGTGTCGTCACAGAGCAGAAGATGTGGATGGCAGCTTGCAAAGCATCCAATTATATGAGAATGGCACAGGAAGGAAAGCTGACCAATGATGAATATTGGAAGTTCATGCGTGAGCAGCACGAGCTTTTCTACGGTCCTCATTACGATGAAGAGTTTGCGAAGTATGACCTTTCTAAGATTAGTTATCGTGGAAAAAGTCGTGACCTTCGTACCGGAGAATACTGGAGCATGGCTCAGATTCAAGAAGCAACTTCTGGAATGGCTTTCCCAAAAGGTACTACTGACTGGGATAAGTATGTAGCGTTCAACGTAGCATATTCCATGCTTTTCAATGATTTCGAAGATGGGGATATTATCAAGGCAGGATATAGAATTTTCTTCGGTAATTCAGATGGCGTTGAAGGAAGAATCTGGCTTCACATGCAGCCAATATCTAAGGTTTAAGTAAGGTTGTTTTTCAGGTGAAAGTGGTCTACATTAAGTTGTAGGCCACTTTTTTGTTTAGTCATTAAAATAGCAAAGATACTTCTCAAAACTGCTGTATGATTTATGCCCGCTTGCCCTCATTATCTCCATGGAATTATAACCTCTCATTACGTTATTGGTAATAAAAGTCCTTCTTCCTGTATGCGAACAGATAAGCTTCCATTTAGGGTAAAAATCGACTTTAATGTGTCCGTTTATCTTCGTTTCTCTTTTTACCTTCACAGAGAACTCTTTACCGATGTATTGCAAAAGCATTTTCAAATATTTATCGTAGCATGAAATGTCAGTTGTCAATGGTGCTTGATAATCATACTTTTCGAGGATGGAATAAGTCGTGTTACGATCTAATGACATTCTTTCAATGTCAACTCGCACAGATGTTCCTGTCTTTTGCTGTAGAATAGTGAATATATTTCTGTCAAAACAGCTTTTGTCTATTCTAACCATATCAGAAAACCTTTGTCCAAGATTACAGGAAAGAACAAACATATCTTTTACACGCTCAATCTTTCGAAGATGCTGTGCTCTTTTTTGTATAGAAGAAACATCGAAATGATATATGTGACTTACTTCATCCATCGTCAAAGCGACCTGTTCGTGGCAATAAGGAGGAATTTTCAGTACGTCATAACTATCAGACACCTTCGCTCGATGTTTTGCAGCCCATCCAACAGCAGTTTTTAGTTGTGAGCATACTGTTTTAACTGTTGCAAGAGAAAGTCCCTTAGAAAGCAAATAAGGAATAAAATTAGACCAGAATACATCTGTAATGTGATAAGGATACAATTCGCATTTAAACTCCATTTGAATACCTTTTAAATGATGTTTCAAACAGGAATAATGCTTTCCATAAGAAGGAGACAAATTGTTTCTTACCTGAATTAAAGCTTCTATAGCTTCAATCAGATTTGCTCGTGACAAGTCGATAATAAGGTTCTGAAATGGGTTTTTCAGAAATTCTCTAAATGTAGATTCATTATAATCCAGATTTAGAGATTTGTCAGGATTTGAATCTCTCATAGCTGTAGATTTTAGAGCTTTTAGAGGACATAAAAGCTACAGTGAAACATGTGTGAATCTTATTTTGCTGACATAAAGATAGTAAAAATAGTTTGTTTTACAAAGTATTTTCGACTTTTATTTTGCTGATAAACAGAGATAATTTATATTTGTGAATGGGATTTCGAAAGGAATCTTATTTTGCTGAAAGGAGCGTAACAAAGAGTTGTTATTGCTCCTTTTTTTATGCGAAAAAAGGAAGAAAACATTTTGCTGATTTCTTCCTTTTTTCTTGACTAAATTCACATTTTGATTTTGTTTAAAAAGTGTCAAGATTCACATTTTGATTTTTGATTGTTCACGTTTTGATTTGCCGATTGTAGATGTGTCTGGATTTTGATCATGTGGAAAATATTATGGAACTAAAGCAAAAGTTACTCAACCATGAGTATTTTGATA